AAGTAATAGATTTTGAAGTAAAAAGTAACATAAGTAAGGCTACAGCAGATAGTAAAGAATTTGCTAAAACAATACAGCAGGCTAGTACCGATGTAGATAACCTTAATGAACAGCTAAGCATACAGGGAAATGTTATAACAGATTTAGAAAAAGATTTAGTAAAAATGGAAGCCCAACTTAGGGAAACGCCTAAAACTGGTGCAGCTGGTTATTATGAACTGGAAAAAGCCATAGCAGAAACTACTGATGAATTAAAATTAGAAAAAATAGCCCAAAAGGAACTTAACCAAGACCGAAAGGAAGCTGTGGCTGAATTAAAGGAACTGGAAAAGGCCGCTGCTGATGCAGGTAAGGCTGCAGCTGATGGAAAAAAAGGTTTTAGCTTACTAGGCACTGGTGTAAAAGCAGTAGGCACAGCCTTTAAAGCGTTAGGTATTGGTGCACTGGTGGCAATTTTTGCAGCTTTAAAAGCAGCTGTAGAAAGAAATCAGAAAGCTATGGATACTATTAATAAGGTAGTAACTACAGTAAGCACTACTTTTAATCAAGTAGTAGATGTGTTAATTGAAACAGTAGAATGGGTTACTGCAAGCAGTGATAGATTTGATGGCTTAGGCAAGGTATTAATGGGCTTAGTAACCTTATCCCTTACCCCACTTAAATTAGCTTTTTATGGGGTTAAGTTAGGTGTAGAACAAGCTATGTTAGCATGGGAAAAAAGTTTTTTAGGTGATGGCGACCCAAAACGGATAAAGGAACTAAGTGCAGCCATAAAAGATACAAAGGCCAATATAGATGAAGTAGCTACTGCTGCTGTGCAGGCTGGTAGTGATGTGATTAATAACTTTGGCGATGCTATTAGCGAAATAGGTGCTATAGGTGAAGTAGCAGTTAATGGATTAAGCGAAATAAGTATAGCGGCTAATTATGCTATGGCTGAAAGTAGTGTGGCTGCAGCAAATAGTGCAAAGCTTGCAGCTGCAGAAATACAAGGGTTAATAGAAAAATACGATAGGGAAGCAGAATTGCAAAGGCAAATAAGGGATGATGTAAGGCTTAGCATGGATGAAAGAATAGCAGCTAATGAAGAATTAGGGCGTATTTTAGACGAACAATCAGTAGCCATGTTAGCCCAAGCTGATATAAGAATACAAGCTGCCCAGCAAGAATTAGCACAAAACCAATCTAATATCGATATGCAGGTAGCTTTAAAAGAAGCTATAAATGAAAGGGCAGCAATAGAAGCACAAATTACTGGCTTTAAATCTGAGCAGCTGGTAAACCTTGCAGCACTAGAAGAAGAACAGGCAGCTTTAGACCAAGAAAAATTTGATAAACAAGTAGAAGAAGCTGACTTTTTACTTAATTTAGAACAAGAAAATTTATTAGCTAGTATAACAAACATACAAGAAAAAGCTTTAAAGGAAATTGAAATACAAAAAGCTAAGGATATTGCTTTGGTGCAGGGCTTTGAAAACAAAGAAAAAATAATAGCCCAAATAGAAAAAAAATACGATAAGAAAAAAGCTGATATAGAGAAAAAGGCCAGTGTAGCTAAGCAAAAAATGGATAAGCTTGAAATGAAAAACAAGCTGGACTTAGCAAAAGGCACCTTTGATAATTTAGCAAGTATATTAGGTGAAGAAAGTAAGGCAGGGAAAGCAGCTGCTGCTGCAGGTGCCACTGTGGCCGCCTTACAAGGTGCTACAAGTGCTTTCGCCAGTTTAGCCCCTATACCTTTTGTCGGACCTGTTTTAGGGGGTATAGCAGCCGCTGCAGCTTTAGTAAGTGGGTTTGCAAATGTAAAGGCTATTTATGCTACTAAAACCCCAGAGGGTGGGGGCGGTGGTGGTGGTGGTGGTGGCGGTAGTTCGGCTCCGCCAGCTGGTGGTGCACCAGATATACAAGAAGCAGCAGCTAGTGCAGCTGATGGGGATATTGGTGAATTAGCACCCCAAATGGTAGGCGGTGCTTTTGAACTAGGTGGGGGTGATGAGCCAGATGCAGCTAGGGCTTATGTCGTTACCGATGATATGACAGATAGCCAAGAACAGCTCGCTGGTATTAGGCGAAGAGCCAGCGTGTAAAAATGAAATAAAAACTAATTAAATACATTACTAATTATGCCATGTAAAAAATGTAAAGACGAAAAGTATAAATATGGGGAAACTGGTAGCTGCAAATATGCTACTAAGGAACAATGCGAAGAAGCAAACCCAAAAAACTACAGTAAAAAAGTAACTAAAATAACTGAACTTGTAATAAGTGATGATAATCAAGCTTTAAGTATTGATGCTATAAGCCTTGTTAGCCAGCCAGCGATAGAAGAAAATTTTGTGTTTTTTAATAAAAGCCTAAATAATTTAACTTTAGCAAAAGCAGATGAAGAAAAAAGGATGTTAATTTCTCCTGCCCTTATCCCAAATAAAAATATATTCAGATTTGATGCTGCTACAAATAAGGAATACTATGTATATTTTTCTAAAAAAACTGTGGAACAGGCCAGCATGATGTATCTCAAATATAACAACCATCACAAAGCAACTGCACAGCATGAAGAAAGGGTAGCAGGTGTGCTTACAGTGGAAAGCTGGATAAAAGAGGGGGAACAAGATAAAAGTAATTTATATGGCTATGATTTGCCTGTGGGCACTTGGTTCGTAAAAATGAAAATTGAAAATGACGAAATATGGAATAGGATTAAAGGTGGGGAACTTAAAGGATTAAGTATCGAAGGCTATTTTGTAGATAAGCTTGAAAAACTTAGTGCACCTGCTAAGCCAACTAATGAAGAATTACTAAAAGAATTACTTAATATAATAAAAGAAAATTAACATGAATTTGAATAAATTTACAATCGAATTAGGCAAGGTAAATGAAAGGGCTAATATTAACTTAGGGCATGTAGCTTTAAATGATTTAAAAACTTTGGATAGGTTACTTAAAGATGCTAAAGCTGCAGAAAACCAAATGAAAAAAAGCGGCAAGAAAAATACAGTTTTAGAAGATAAGGAATATGAAGCTGCAAATAAGGTAGATTTAGCTACTACTAGAATTAAGGATGAAGAAAAAAACTTAGATAAAGCAAAAAAGGAAGCAGCTAAGCGTATTGCAGCAGCGGAAAAAATTAAGGATGATGCCTTTTTAGATTTAATGAATGCAAAGGAAGATTTTGAAAATATGCGTAAAAAGCAAAATAAAATATTTGCTGATTATAAAACTGCTAACAATGCTTGGGGGCAAGATATGAAAGCGGCAGAAAATATAGCTGATAGATTAGATCAAAGTATTAAAAACTTTTTAGCTGCAGCAAAAGCTTTAGGCTTAGATGTTAAAAGTGAAGTGGGTAAATACCAAGCAGCTGCACAAAGTATATTTCAATACAATGCAAAAAACTTTACAAATAGGGATATATAGCAAAATCAAATAAAAAATAAATTATTACTTTATTAATTAACGGACACTATAAAATGGAAAAAACTATGGATATTAAAAAGCAAATACTTACAGCTTTAGGATTAGAAAAAACTAACCTAGAATGGCAAGCTAAATTAACTGATGGAACTATTGTAGTAAGCACAGCACCAGAATTGGAAGCAGGTGTAGATATAGCAATTTTAACAGAAGATGGAAGCACCATGCCACTTCCTGTAGGTGCTTATGAAACTGCTGATGGGGTAGGCTTTACAGTAGAAGAAGATGGAATAGTAGCAGAATTGCTAACCGAAGAAGAAATAGCACCAAGCGAAGCACCAGCTGAAGAAGAAGTAGTAGAAGCTGCCGAAGAAGCGGATGTAGCTGATTGGGCTGGCATGGAAAAAAGAATTAAAAACCTTGAAGATGCGGTGGCTGATTTAAAAGCTGAAACAGGCGATGACAGCAAGGAAGAAGAAGAAGTGGTGGAAGAAGTAGAGGCAAAGGAAGAAAAGCCAGCAGGTACGCCTAAAACCATTAAAAAGACAGAAGTAACAGAATTTTCTAAGCAAGATTTAATAAAAGAAAATGAAGCTTTAAAAGCTAAGCTTGATGAATTAGGCAAAACTGCAGCAGCTGATAAATTGAATTTGAATAAATTTAGCACAGCAAAACCTAAAGAAGCAATAAGTGCAGCTAAATATAAGAAACTAACTGCAAAAGAAAAATTTGCATACAATTTAAATAACTAATAATAAATAATAAAAAAGAAAAATTATGGCAAGCGAATTAGATGTAACATCGAATTTTACTGGAGACCATGCTGGGCGTTATATAGCAGCAGCTTTAAAAGGTGCAGTAAGTTTGGAATTTGTAGAATTAATGGAAAACATTAAATACAAAAGAAATATAACACAGGTTACTGGTGGAAAACATGGTGTAGAAAGTGGGCACTTAATAGGCGACAGAACATGTGATTGGACTTCAGCAGGGAAATTAGATTTAACTGATAAGGTATTAGAGCCAAAAAGGTTACAAGTTAATTATGAAATTTGTAAAAAGGACTTGATAAAAGACTGGCAAGCTTTACAAATGAAATCTGGGCAGTGGAATACTAATATGGGTGCTGATTTTTCAGCTTTCTTATTAAGCCATATTGCTGGGATAATTGGTGAAAGTACAGAAATTAATATGTGGAGTGGTGCAGGTGCTACAGGTGGGCAGTTTGAAGGCTTTTTAACAGCTGGAACTGGTGCTTTTGTAACTGATGCAGTAACACTAGCCCCAGCTATTACAGGTGGTGCTTATACAGCTGCAAATATTGTAGATGAATTAGCTGCTTTATTAGCTGCAGTGCCATCAGCAGTATATTCTAAAATTAATGAAGATTTATATATGTATATGGGCGTTAAGGCTTATAGATTATACATTAATGCTATTTCTAAATTAGGATATGTAAATGCTTATTCAATGAACGCTGATTATACACCATTTTTCGAGGGTGTGAAAATTGCAGTATGTGCTGGAATGCCAGATGATAATGCAGTGGTAGCACAAAAATCTAACCTGTTTTTCGGTACTGACCTTTTAAGTGATGAGACAGAAATTCGTGTTTTAGATATGGCTAATATTGATGGAAGCGATAATATCAGAATTGTAGCTAAGTATTCTGCAGGAGTACAAACTGGCTATGCTAAGGATATTACTTGGCAAAAGTAGTAGGGAATTAATAATATAGTAAAGCAGGGGCGAAAACCCCTGCAATACTTAACAAATAAAAATAAAATAATATGTCGACACCTTGTGATTTAACTAGAGGTAGGGGGCTTGGCGGCTGCCTAACTACTCAAGGCGGAGTAAAAAATGTTTACTTTGCCGATTTTGCTACTGCTACTACAAAAGCAACTTCATCTGAAATGGATACTTTTGATGGTGTAGCAAATGTGTACAAATATGCTATGAGGCGTGGTGCTGGTACTTATACGGAAACTATTAATGCAAGTGCAGATAATGGAACTGTATTTTATACGCCATCAACTACATTAAAATTAGCAAAATTAACCAAAGAAGACCAAAACGAATTAAAGCTTATAGCACAAAATACATTATTAGTATTTGTAGAATTAAACGAACAAAATGCTGCAGGGCATAATGTTATAATGTGTATCGGTACTGATACTGGTGCTAATTTAAGTGGTGGAACTAATACTGCAGGAGCAGCGATGGGTGATTTCAATGGTTATGAATGGACTTTTGATAGTAATCAATCTTACCCAGCATGGGTATTAGAAGACTACACTGCAGACCCATTTGACAATACAGGTTTCAATAGTGGTGCTGGTGTAACTGTAATAGGATAGTAGGTTTTATATATATGTTCTTTTAAAGGGGGTAGCTTATGGCTGCCCTTTTTTATTATAAAATAAATACTAATTTTTTCTATTACTTATTAAGGACTATGATAATAATAACACAAAACCAAGCAGACCCAACTATCTTAAACTGCAGGCCTGTACAGCGTACAAACCAAGTAGCAAAAGATAAGATAAATAGGGAAAAGCAATTATATTTAATTTTATTTAAGTGTGATATAACAGGCAGGGAAGCCTATGCTTACAGTAAAGACATAGCAGATTATGGGGATAAAAGAAGCAATTACCAGTATAGTGATATTGATATAAGCCAAGTAAATGCAGTAAATCAGCAAAATGTTTACTTATCTACAGTATGCTTTGAGCCTGCTGGCAGCTGGAGTTATATTATTTATGAAGTTAATTTCCCTAATGGCCATACTATTGACTTTTTAGGCTTTCCTTTTAATTTAGTAAGCAGTGGCTTTGCACCTATTAATAATCAAGGATATTATGATAGTATCCCAGAGCCAAGCCCAGATTTAAGTAATAGGGGTGTATTAGGCTTAGCTGTAGAACAAGGAAAGTTATTAGTGCAGGGCGGTGATAACATAACTTACGAACAGCATAACCAAAATAATGATAACTATATTTATACTCAATAATGGATAAAATTTTAAATGTCAGCTTAGAAACACAAACAGCACCCCAAGTAAGGGAAACTGTGGCAAAAGATTGGATAGAATATGGCACTGCTGATAATGTGAATTTATATCCCCAGTTCCTTATAGATTTATTTTATAACTCCAGCACCCATGCTGCCATAGTTAATGCAACCAGTGCCATGATAAGCGGTGAAGATATAATTTGTGAAGATGAAGAAAATACCGAAAGCTATTTAAAAGTAAAGCAATTTTTTGCTAATGTTAATGGCAAGGAAACAATGCATGAACTATTAAAAAAAGTAGCTTTTGATTTTAAGCTGCAGGGTGGTTTTGCCTTAAATGTAGTTTATACCCAAGATAGAACACAGATAGCTGAAATCTATCATATCCCAGTAGAACGCCTTAGAGCCGCTAAGCCTAATGCGATGGGGGTAGTTACCGAATACTTTATTTGTGCCGACTGGGCGGATACTAGGCGTAATGAGCCGCAAGCTGTGCCTGCCTTTAATCCTAATGATAGAACAAGCCCAAGCCAAATACTTTACACTGGCCGCTACAGCCCAGAAATGGATGTGTATTATGTGCCTGATTATGTCGGTGGATGTAACTGGGCTTTAATAGACCAGCATATCGCTGAATTTCATCTAAATAATATACAGAATGGCTTTGCTGGCAGTTACTTTATTTCATTTGTGAATGGAATTCCTACACAGGAAGAAAGATTTGAAATAGAAAAAAGCTTACAAAAGAAATTCACTGGCACTAATGCAAGTGGCCGCTTTGTATTAACTTTTTCAGAAGATGCAAGCAGGGTGCCCCAAATAACGCCTATAGCTATGACAAACGCTGATAAGCAATACTTGGCACTGCAGGAATTAATGACACAAAATATTCTAGTTTCCCATCGTGTGACTAGCCCTATGCTTATGGGGATAAAAAATGATACTGGACTTGGTAGTAATGCAGATGAATTAAATTCTGCCTTTGAAGTTTATCTAAATACTGTGATAAAGCCTTACCAAACTACTATACTAAACAGCCTGCACAAAATTTTAATGGTTAATGGCTTAGATGCTGATATTAGCTTTGTACAAAGTAAGCCAGTGACTACAAGGTTTACTATAGATGATATGCGTGCAGTTATGACACAGGAAGAAATTAGAGAGGAATTAGGGCTAGCCCCTTTAGTGCAGGAAGAAGTGGTAGATGAAGAAATAGATTATAATAGCCAAAAGCTTACACAGCAAACCATATTAGAAAAATGGCTTGAAAATAATGGTGAAATAATTGGTGAAGATAGCGAACTGGAATTAATAAGCGATACAAATGTAGGGGAAGAAGAAGATGGCTTTGAAGCAGCACTTAATGCAGTAGCTTATGAACAGCTTAACAAAAAGCAAAAGACAGAATTAGTTAGAACTACTGCACCTAATGGCAGGGTAGATAGTAAAAGTGTGCAAGATGGGGGCAGTAAGCAAAGCGATAATTTTGATGCACTATATAGGGTAAGGTATTATTATAACAGGGATAAAAGCCTTACCTATAAAACAGGCAGCAGCAGTAGGCTTTTTTGCAGGGCTATGATGGCAGCTGCAGATAGGGGCAAGGTGTATAGAATGGAAGAACTAGCACCTAAAGCTGATGGGGGTATTGCTACCAGCCTAAGCGAAATAGGTGCTAATAAAGGCTGGGGTAGAAAAGGCAGTACTACTAATTATAATATATTCAAATATAAAGGCGGTGGTAATTGCTTTCACAGGTTTTATAGAAAGATATACAAAACTAAAATAGGTATGAAAATGGGCTTAGATGATGCACAAATTATTAGTACTACAGAAGCTAGAAGTCAAGGTTTTAAGCCTGTAGCTAATCCCCAAGAAGTGCCAGTAGCACCAGCACAAATGAAAAATAAGGGTTTTGTAAGCCCAGATATGATTAAAAAATACGGATAAAAAATAATAGATTATGGCTGGATATGTGTTATTCATCAGTGAAAATAGGATAAAGGAAAGTACTGCAATTAATGGAAATGTAGATGTAGATTATTTACTCCCATATATAAAAATCGCACAAAAAAAATATATAGAAACTAAGCTAGGAACTAAGCTGTTTATTAAGCTGCAGGAACTTATTACTGATGGCGAAGTGGACGATGCAGGGAACGAATACTATAAAACTTTATTAAATGATTATATTTCGGATAGCTTGGTGCAGTGGGGTTTTTTTGAATGTATTCCCTTTTTACGCTACAAGGTGCAGAACGGAAATATTTACCAAAAAACTAGCGAAACTGGTGAAAAGCTAAGCAGGGAAGAAGCCCAAGATTTAAGGGAAGAAGTTAGGAATACTGCAGAATTTTATACTAATAGATTAATAGATTACCTATGTGCTAAAAATAGCCATTTCCCAGAATACTCACAAAATACTGGCTGTGATGAAATATGCCCAGATACGAACAGCTTTTACAATGGCATGAATTTAGAAACTACTTTACCTAAACAATCAAACCCTTATAAATTTAATGTCAACTAATAAAACTAATTACAAGCCAAAAGCTAAAAATGAGCTGGCTTTAAAAAAATATATTAAAAATGCCGATAAAAAACAGCCTTGCAGGCCTGCCAGAAGTAATAGGCCTAAATAGCATAACGCTAAGCGTAACAACTTTTACAAACATAGAATTGGCACTAAAAATTATACTTTTATTAGTATCTATAATTTATACTATCTCTAAATTATCGCACCATTATAATAGCAAAAATGGCAAAAAATAATACAGCTACATATAGCAAAAATGGTAAGAAAAAAAGGCGTGGAATACACTCAAAAAATGCATCAAAAGGGCAGAACGCTTACAAAAAACAATATAAAGGACAAGGCAGATGACAAACCTAGTAAAACTAAGAACTTTCTTTTCTCATACCAATATACTAGCCATAGTAGAAAGTGCCTTAAAACGCCTGACAATGGCTAAAACAGTTACTTCTGACTTATCGTTGAAACACTTTAAATTAGGTGAATTTGATAGCCCAGATTTAAAAGGAAGCGGCAAGAAAATGGATGCAATATTTTTGCAAAAATTAGATCAAGCAAGGGAAATAGCAGGCTGTAAATTTTCTATTAATTCTGGCTATAGAACTCAAAAATGGAATTTAAAAGTAGGGGGCAGATTTGGAAGCAGCCATAAGCTTGGGCTAGCTGCTGATATTGCTTTTAAGGGCAGCAGGGAAAGGTATTTAATACTTAATGCTTTAATGCAAGTCGGCATAAATAGAATAGGAATTGGCCGCACTTTCATACATGCTGACTTAGATTTGAAAAAGGATAATAATGTAATATGGACTTATAAATATTAAAAAATGGCAAAGAAAAAGAAAACAAAAAAGCAGCCGCTTACTTATTTTAGTGCTGAAAATTATATAAGCTTTAAATTAGTTAAGGGCAAGCATGTAATAGATTTAGGGGCACCAGCTTTAAAAGGAAAAAGCTTTGCAGTTTATATTAAATTAAAAAGCGAAACAACTAATTCCACTTGGAGTATAGATTTAGTAGCAAATGATTATAAGCAAACCAGAACTATACCAAACGAGGTAAGCACTAGCTGGCACCATGTGCCTAGCTGCAGTTTAGATATTACAGATACTAAGCTTATAATAAGTAATACAAGTAATGATAAGGAAATAACAGGTTTAGCAGAAATAAAAATTATTAATTAAAAATTAGAATTATGTTTAAGAAATGGATTTTAACACAAACTATTAAGAAAGCTTTAGGTAGTAGAAAATTTCTATATACTGTAGCAGGTATTATAGTGCAGCTTTTAAGCGATACTTGGGGGATAGACCCAGAAACTTCACAAAGCTTACTATATTCAGTAATTGCACTTGTTTTAGGACAAGGAATTGCAGATGCTAGAAAGAAGTAATAATAGATACAGGCTAAAGCCAGATGAAATAGATTTAATAGAAAAGCATAGGCTAAACAAAAAAAACGCTGTTTTAGTTATCGGTGATTTACATGAGCCATTCTGCTTGGATAAATATCTATTATTTTGCAAAGAAAAATATATTGAGTTTGGCTGCACCCATGTAATTTTTATAGGAGATATTATTGACAATCATTATTCTTCTTACCATGAAACGGATGCTGATGGTCTAGGGGGTGGCCAAGAATTGGAACTAGCTATTAGTAGGATTAGCAGGTGGTATGCTGCTTTTCCCAAAGCTGTAGTAATTCTAGGAAACCATGATAGATTAGTTATGCGGAAAGCCCAAACCAGTGCTATACCAAGCAAATGGATAAAAAGCTATAAGGAAGTGCTGGAAGTTCCTAACTGGCACTTTACTGATAGATACGAATTAGATGGGGTGCAGTATTTACATGGCGAGGGTGGAACAGCTAGAACAAAATGTAGGGCAGATATGCAGAACACAGTGCAAGGCCATCTACATACACAGGCCTACTGTGAACATTATGTCGGCCAGAAATTTAGGGTTTTTGGTATGCAGGTGGGATGTGGAATAAATTTTGATAGCTATTCATTTGCATACGCCAAGCGTGGCAAGAAACCAGCTATAGGCTGTGCTGTAGTGCTAAATGATGGCAAGCTGCCTATTAACCTATTAATGAAGCTAGGTGAATAATTTTATAGAAAGAAACCCAGCTTTCACCTTGTTTATATTTTACATGGTGCTTATCCTTATAGTGCTGCTAATAGCAGTATAATTCAATACTAACACTCTACACAGGCCTTAAAATGGCTTAAAACGCCTTAAAATGGCTTACAGGTTATATCCTTATTAACTCTTAAATTGTTAATAACTTACTACCATATAACTGTTAATTACTAATTTTTTTATATCTTTGTGCCGTTGTTAGTAGGTAAGTTAAAACTATAAACTATAAACCCGAAAACCTTAGCTATAAGAATAATAGCAGCCAGCTTAAAAATTACTTGGCGAGTGGCTTAAACTTAAATTATAGTAATTAACTAAAAACTAAGAATGATGAAAAAAACTAACAGCAAAACCCACTACAGGAAATTATTAATAGCTAGATACATGGAAACCCAGATTATGGTTTATGGTAGGTGTATAAGCTGGATGATTGGTAAACCTTTAAGCCACTGGGATTATGACAAATTAGCTAATTTATTAATAAGTGATTTAGAGGATACTGATTGGAATGCAGATGGCCTAAGTGCTACTGATAAAGCTGATATAAAAGACATGGCTTTCATGTGTAATTATAAAGTAGATAAGCAAATGCTTAAAGCCCTTACAAGCTAATAAAAGCTAAATTAAATGCCCTAGTACGAAAGTGCTGGGGTTTTTGTGGTAAGGGGCGATTTTGCCCTATACTAAAAACTAAAAAAATGACACAAAAAATGCAAACTTTTACTGAAAAATATGGCATCAGTATTTATGAAGAAACCCTAGAAGAACAGCCTTTGGACTTTGTTAATGAAGATACAGGCTTTGTAGTAAGTGCAAGGAAAGGGAAATCTAGCCATCATGGCTGGTTATCCTTAGAGCCTTTATATTTAGTAACATGGCTTTGCAAGCGTAATAACTTGCCAAGAACTGATTACTACAAAACTATGGAACAGGCTATTACTGCTTGCCAAAAGAAATATGATGCAGATATTAATTACTTTATATAATAGACATGGAAAAATTACTTAACACAAATACAAACTTTTATAAGGCAAGGCTTAGGAATTACCTACTAACTAGGATACAATCAGAAGTTAGCAGTAATAAGCAAAAGCTATTTTTAGTGCTTAATGCTTTTGATGTAGAATATAATAATGAAAACGCTAAGAAAAGAACGCCTAATTTGCAGGATAGATTGCAAGGGTGGCTAAACTGTGCACCCTATATAATTAATTTGCCTGTATATTATAAAGATATTATCGCTGACTGTGCATGGCTGCATAAAGTAAAAACTATGAGCGGTAGTATGCAGGTAACTATGTGCAATAACTACCATAGGCATATCGCTTTCCACTTGCTTAAATACGCTAAAGAACTAAATATTAACTTAACTAAACTATACTAAAAACATGGATAAAATTATTGAAGTACCTATTACTACTACTACTATTAAAACCTTTAATGGAACAGATTTGCCGCTTTACTTTAAGTGGGATGTAGACCATACAATATGGCTGTACAGGGTAAGAATTAAAAATGGCCGAACTGTGGCTGATTTACTGCAAAAAACTAATGATGGCATAGAATTAAGATATGTAACTTTAAGCAGTGCCTTTGCTACTGATAACATACCTGCAGCTGCTGATGATTGGAAAAATATGATGCATAACTTTATACAGGAAATGCAATGAATATAGATGAATTTAATAAGCAAATGGGCGACATGTTTGGTGACAGGCATGTTAGCCTAAAGCTTACCGATAGAATAGCAGTGCATGAAATGCCTGTTAGCAGCTTTATAGGCACCTATGCTAAGCTTTTGGGTATGCGGTTAAGCACTTACAGCTATAAGCAAAAAGAAGCCTTAAAACTAATATTAGGGGCTTGGTGGATTAATGGCGAACATAATTGTAAAATATGGCTTAATGATACTTGTAGCCAAAATGAAGCTAAGGAAATGGTGAATGATTTTGAAAAGCTATATGGGCGAATACAAATACCAAAGGAAAACCAAGAAAAGATAGCTATAGAAAAATTAAGCTACAAGGTGGCTTATTTAACAGCTTATGGGGTTTTGGGTAAGAGTAAGCTATTTACTAAGAAAGGCTTTTTAAATGCAGCAGACCAGCCTATTACAAAGGAATTAATAGATAACATAATTAAAACAGCACAAAACTATGGAAAGTAAATTTTTGACTGAACATTATGGCGAGCCTACAAGCCATAAATGGGTAAAGGAAATAGAAAGTGTGGGCTTTTACAGTGGTGAAATATGGCTTACATGCATAACAGTTAATGAACATACTGGCGACTGTGAAAAAGAAAATATAGTATTTGATAGCTTAGATGTATTAAAAAGCGGCCTTTGCAATAAAAAGGAATTAAAGGCTAGTGTAAGGAAAAAACTGGCTAAGCTATGACTAGTGAATGCTGTGGGGCTAAAATTTATATGGGAAGCGATATTTGTAGCGAATGTGGCGAACATACAGGCCAAGATAATAATAAATGGGATAAGCCGAAACCCAAAATAGTAGGCAAATTAAAAACATATATAAAAAATGGAGAAAAAAAGTAAATTAATTAATGTGCAGGCTAATGGTAATTGGAAAGAATTTTACAAGTTTGAATTAGAATTTGAAAATGGCGAAAGCGGCACCTTATACCGAAAAACAAATGAAGCAAAAGTTACTAAAGGGGAAGAATATACTTACACCTTAAATGATAAAGGCAGTATAAAATTAGTAAACCCTAACTATGCTGGTGGTAATGGTGCTGGTAATACTGGTGGTGGCTATAGTGATAATGATAAAATGCGAATGGCAAAAAGTGTAGCTATTAAATCTGCAGCTATATTGCACCAAAGTAGAACTACTAGCGAAAGTGATGTTATATCTACAGCGGATGTGTTTTATAACTATATAACAGGCACTGCACCTGCTAAATCAGCCCCAAGTAATGGAAGTGGAATGGGAATGGCTGATAAAACTGATTTACCATTTTAATATGAAACTAAAAAGGGTAAGCATAAGCGATACAAACTTAGTTACTAATATACTTAATAAGGCTGCTGAGGTGTTTGAAATACCTACAGCGGCCTTAAAGGGTGCCAGAAGACATGGAAATATCCAAAGGATAAGAATGGCTGTAAGTAATGTAGCTAGAGTAGAAAATAAAATACACTATACTACTATAGCAGGCGTTATTAATAGGGATAGAAGCAGTATTTATCACTATGAAAGGCAGCATGCAAGCTGGTATATAAGCTGGAAGCCTTACCAAAAGGCTTATGATGTACTGTGTAGGGCTATGGCAGAAAATGCTAAGCCTACTTTAAATAAGTGCCAAATTAAAAGGCTATTAAAAGAAGCAGGGATAACCAGCATAAAGACTGGCAAGTGCAAAATAATTATAGCCAGCGGTAATACTAGCCATACTATTAAAAGTAATTTATATGAATTTGCTAAAACTATTGAACAGTTAAAACCTATACTGGCTAATTTTGACCATAATTTAGATATAAAAATATGATAGAATTATTAAGCAGTACAGCATATTTGATAGTAAATAAAAACCTAAGTAAAAAAGTAGGCCTGCAAGCAGCTGCACTGTTAGCTGATTTAATAAGTAAGCAGGTTTACTTTAAAGGTGAAGAATACTTTTTTAATACCGAAGCTAATATTGAAAGGGATACTACTTTAAGCCCATACCAGCAAAGGGCTTGCATAGGCAAATTAAAGGCCTTAGGCTTAATAACAGTAAAAAGAAAGGGCATACCAGCCAAGCGTTATTTTAAAGTGCATGCAGTACAAGTTATGCAGTTTCTTAATAACAGTGAGCAAAAAAACTGCACTGCTATTAATAATAATAAAGTAATAAATAATAATAATAATATAACCATAAGGGAACAAAAGTTTTTAAATGCTGTTTCTTTATTAGATTATGATATTAATTTAAAAAAGGAATTTACTGATTATTGGACTGAAAAAAATGCAAGCGGCAAAAAAATGAAATGGGAACTGTGCCAAACTTGGGATACAAATTTAAGGCTTAAAACTTGGGCAAAGCGTGCTAAGCAGTGGGATAAGCCACTTAGCTTGAAAACTGCTAATAGTAAAATAGACACACAGTTAAATGAATATAATAAAGGAAAAGAATACTTATGAAAGCACTAGCAGACTGGGATAGGAAAGAACTGGCTGAAAAAATTTATGATTTGATAGCCAAAGCAACTATAGAACTAAGGCATAAAACCAGCGGCAAAGATATGGCGGTGCTGGCTAAAAGCTTTGCAGCAGATTTGCAGATAGAAAATAGCTTTAGGCGTTTATATTTGTGGGATGTAGAACAGGCCTTTAGGAATGGTGTTAGGCTGGATATAGAAAAGCAGTTTTTAAATATACCTACATTTTATAAATGGCTAAGGAAACAAAAGCTATTAATAGATGCAGATATTTATAAAGTAGAAACATTAAAACAACCAAAAGAACAGGCACCTTTATACAGGGATTTGCCTAAATTATTAACAACTAAAAACAAAAAAAAATGAATGATTTAATTATTGAGGATTGGGTATTAACTAAGGAATACATGCCAAAAAATGTATGGCACCATGATAAGGGAATAACTGGGGGTTACATACAAGATGATGAACAAGGCCAAAGGTGCTATAGGGTAGTAGGAACAGCTGCACAAATTAAGGCATGGGATAGCGAACAGAATTTGCCGATGGATGAAGTTTATAAATATGAGCCAATAGAAAAGGGCAGCTACTGGGATGGCATAGTATGTGGCGAAAGGGCGGATAGGCCTACAAGAAAAGAATACAATGATAAATATAAAGCTGATTTAGAAAGATACAGCAAAATGTATGCAGCTAATAATAACAAAATTTTAGTACTAAGAACAGCTTAATTATGAAAACAATACAAGGCAAAATAAAAGAACTATTAATACAAAAAATTTACCTAAGGGATTGCGATAAAAAACTTTGCACCCATATATGGTACAGGGAACTATTAGCTAAGGGTATTGACCCAGCAGCACCTACTACTGACTTTTTTAGGCTGTATGCAGCTGGTAAGGTTACAAGCGATGCTACAGTGGCTAGGCTAAGGGCTAAGCTACAAGAACTGCACCCAGAACTTAGGGGGCAAAAGTATTTAGAAAGGCAAAATAAGCAAAGCAAAGTACAAAGCGATTTAGGCTATGGCAGCCAAGCCTAGTATAAGTAAGCTAAAGAAACAGCTAGACAAATGGTTTAGCCTGTTTATAAGGCTTAAAACAAGCGACAGCATGGGTTATAACTATTGCTATACTTGTAATAAAAAGGATTACTATAAATACTTGCAAAATGGACACTTTATTTCTAGGCGATATTTAGCTACTAGATTTGATGAAGAAAATTGTAAACCCCAGTGCCCTGCCTGTAATGTCTTTCGATATGGAGAGCAGTATATCTTTGGGCAAAAGCTTGGGCATGAAATAGCTGAAAAGCTGCAGCTTAAAAGCAAAACCACTATAAAGATAATGGCCTTTGAATACCAAGAAAAAATAAGTTATTATAAAAGTGCTGTTAATAAGTTATTAAAGGCAAAGTCAAATAATATGGAATTTTGATAACTTTGCTGGGTGTTAAAACCAATAAGCAGCATAAGCTATGAACATAAAATATTAATAGAAAAATACTGCAATACAGTAGCAGAAACTATTAAACTTATTACTGGCAGGAATACCAGCAAATTTAACGACTTTTTAGATGTAGTAAATATAATTATAGAACATCATAATGGTTACAAGCACCAAATGGATAGCGGTAATTTTTATGATTTTATGGCTATAATACCTACTAATCTAAGTATAGCAGTGCAGGGCTTTTGTGCTGGTTATGAAACCAAAAGCAATAGGGCTACTATTAGAGCCTATAGGTTAGTGCTGGTAAATTTAGCTTTTGATTTAGTGGCTGATTTAGAAACAATTAAGCTATATAATGATTGATATTTTTACATTAATAGCACAGCATGAAAACAAGTTTAGGCTATACGCCTACAAAATTACAAGGGATAAAAACGAAATAGATGAGGTGGTGCAGGAACTAATGCTGTACTATTTAACTATGAATAGAATAACACTAGACACCATATTTGAAAAAGATGGGATAAAAGGCGTTATAGGTTATGGGTGTATCGTAATTAAAAGAAGCTTAACAAGTAAAAAAAGCCAGTTTTATTATAAGATAAATAAATACTATGAAAAAATTAGCAGTTTAGAAAGCTGTAAAAGCAGTTATGATAGGGAAAGGATAAGGGAGTTTTTAGAACAAGCACCTGCAGAATATGAAACTGAAATACCTAAGCACCAGCTGCTGGAAAGTATAGAAAAGGAATTAGATAAAATGTACTGGTATGATAGGGATATTTTCCGCCTTTATTATTTTGATGGAAATACACTTGATAGCTTAGCTGCCAAAACCAAAATAAGCCGAAATAGTTTGTTTACTACTATCAGTAAGGTAAGGCTAAAATTAAAAGAAAACCTATGTTAAATAAATACTTAGCAAGTAAAAAGGTATATAAAGAAAGATTAGCTATATGTGCCAGCTGTGATGACTTTTTTAAGCCTACAGGCACCTGCACAAAATGTGGCTGCTTTATGCGTGTTAAGGCTAAAATTAGCAGCCTTAGCTGTCCGAAAAAGCTTTGGCTTAAAACCAGCAACCTTGATAAGCCAGACATAGTGCCCCAAGCTTTAATAGATGAGGTGGAATTAATATGGCCAGATATTAAAGATAAAAAAGCTAAAGACCATAAGGTAAAAGCAAGGCTAATAGAATTACATAATACAATTTACTTAACTAATTTTAATACAAATACAAACTGCAGCAGCTGTTTAGCATCAGTATTTAAAGGGCTGGAAGCAATTTATAAAACATACATAGAAAAATGATAGATTATTTACAGCACCTAAAAAGAAGCACCCAGTGTAAAAGTAATAGATGGATAGTTAAATTAAACGACAAGGGGCTTATTAAGGAAGTTAAGCTAATATTTAACCCTAAGGAGTATGTAACCCTTTCAAATGCAAGAAAATTGCTTAAACGCAAAGAATTAATAAATATACTAGAAAATGATAAAGCGAAGCGAAAAGCAGAATAGGTATTACTTTAAGTGCATAGTGCTGCTACTTGGTAATGAACTTGGATATCACAAATACGAAATGCATGAAATATTGAAGAATAAATTTGCACCAGCAAAAAGCAGGGAACTTAATATACAAGAATTTGATAATTACTGTGAAACTATACGCTGCTGGGCTA